GTATAAATAGGTAAATCTTTTTCAGTTCTAAATCTCTTTCGTGCGGTATGATCTTCTTTCCGGATACTGCTCCAGAGTTGAGTTGCCGGATCCTCACTGTAGAAAACATCGACCGCCCAATATTTTGACTTGAGATTCTTGACTCGTCGAGGTGAGCCAAAGATTTGGTCATTCCGGACATACTTGATATTTGAGGGAGCTGCCGTCAATGCCGATTTAATCCCAATCCTGCCCCGCGCATCCTGGAATGAATAGGCGCGGAGGGTATGCTCAAGATTACGGAGGACATCACCAACCGGCTTCTCCTGATATATTGGAACTCTCAGAGTGGCCGTATTGTCGTACTTGGTTTTATAGATACTATCCAGGTCAAGCTCAGAATCGGCCAGGACATAATAATTGTTCATCACGTATTTAAATATCTCAGCCCCATTTGTGATAAGGTCACCGGCTGAGTCAACCTTCCCTGTGAAGCTCACTAGGATCTTATCCTGTGATACCCAAGGCGTATCTTCATCCAGGAATATCATCGCCCTCTGCAGGTCTACATAATAATCGGTATCCAGTACCAGAGTGGTGTCATTTCGTTTGACGGCGGTGACGGAGCCAACTCTATCCCGATTGAATTTAAAGATATGATTTACCGTATCAATGCAGGTAGCCGGCACGTCCGTGTATGTTCCAAAATATTCCTGCATGGCTGAATCAACCGCTCCGGAATCCAGGTTCGGAAATTCTGGTAAAGTATATTTATAGAGGGGAACATTCCGCTCCATATTCATCCGCAAGTCCATGAGATTTATCTCAAAAAGCCTGTCTTCGATAGCAACTTCATCGATCATGCAGGTGAAAACCGGCTCAAATTGAGAATAGGTAAAGTTCTCTCCACCGGCCAGGAGAATTACCATCGCATTTTCCCACGTGTACTTCGTATAGAGCTTGTCAAAATATGGTTCTCCCCCTACGTTGCCATTAATGAGCGAAATCGTACCGGCTGAGACTCCGAAATCACCCTCATAATAGGGTTTTATATCCTGACTCAGATCAGAGGCGTTCTCCTGCTTGAATAACGCCAGATAATTATTGTCGTTGAAATTGATATTCTCTCGATTGCTGAAGTAGAGCCAGAATCCGCCCTCGATAAGAAAGTTATTGGGACTCGTCCCATCTGAGGTATGGACATACAGTGTTCGGTTATAATAGTCGAACCAGAAGCTTGAAGCGTTTGCCTCGACCGTGGCGATGCTGGACTGTTCGGTATATACCGCCCCCGCCTCCAGGACGCTGGTTGTGTCAATCCCCCTCTCGGCTATTGCAACTTCATAGGTGTAGGTCTGAGCGGCAGTGAGAGAGAATCCGGAGATGGTTATTTTTGGGTTTACCTCAACCAGAAAAGTAAAGTTTGGATTCTTTTTTCTCAGGAGCTTTTCAAACGCTGTTAGAACATATGCGGCAAGTGTCGTGTCATCGGCTACTGCACAATAGGCAGAATTTCCGGCGGCGTTATAAGCCCGGACCCGGAACCAATATTGGGTTGAAGCGGATAAACCCTGTGCCAGATATCCCACTACATTCTGGCCGACTACGGCAATCTCAGAATAATCAACGCCGTTCGTTGAACGCTCGATTTTAAAGCCCGTCTCCGAGTCGTATCCATCCACCTGGTTATCCGTCCATGTCAACCGCATAGAGTCATTGGATATTTCAGAGAGTGCCAGGGCGGAGGGCGCTGCGGGTTCCTCAATCGTTTTAGCCCCTGCTCCGTATTCGGCATATTCGCTATATGTAACACCCTGTTTTGCCCTAGGATGGAAGGCATAAAAATGGCCTTTGGTCAATCCGGTCATCCTGAATCCGGTTACATTCGCCGGAAGTTCAACAGGCGTCAACCATCCTGGTAGAGTATGGTCATAAATCGCCACCTCGTGTAAATCTTCCTCAGACGAATTGTCCTGAAAGTGAACATCAATCTCGGTATCTGAGACGGGGATGGCAATCACATTTGACGGCGGGGATATGGCCGCAACTGTTGCGGAGTGAAACTCCGTACACCGGTCTGACTCGCCGCTATCGTTATAGGCGCTGACTCTGTAATACCGCTTTGCTCCCGATGGCAATCCGGTTACACTGTGGGCGGTGACGTTCACTCCTTTGGTGGAGATAAGCGTCCAGGGGTCAACGGCTGAGTCACTTGTATAAGTGGCGGCCCCGGTATCGTCTGCGGCGTCGCTGTAACCGCAAAGCGTTGAAATGTCAACGGCTTTATTTGTCCCCGTATTCCAAAGTAAACTGAATACCCCGGATGCGGCAATGGTAAATTTTCGGGTTGTCCTATCATAAGTGCCGGAATAAGTCAGGGCTCCAGCGTCGTCCATCTGGAGTTTGATTTCGATGCCTAAGTCAAACGCTCCATACGTTCCCTCGTCAAGTATCGCCGTGAGCTCGCCCCCGCCCTCGCTGAAATTGATATACTTATTAGCCGCCGTTACAACAAACTGCTCCTCATAAATTCTAAACCCATCCTCATTATTGGAGTTATCCTGCCAGCCGAGATTAATCTGAGAAGTGGATATGCCTTGAGCCACCCCATTACTCGGAGCATCCGGGGGGTCGCCGGTCATAATCCCAAATTCTTGAGAGTATCCAGACTCGGTTAAGGCATTATAGGCTTTGACCTTGAAATAGTACCAAGTCCCCTCGTCCAGCCCTGTTGATTCATGTTCTATTACGTTCTGACCGACGGTATCAACTAACGCGTAAGCCCCGCCCTCTCTTTTCCGATAGACCTTGAATCCGGATTCATTCTGAGAGTTATCCTCCCAATGGATTTGGAGGGATGTTGGATCGGCCGTTCCCCACAGTCCGGTTGCGGGACCAAGCATGGTTATAAAATAGGCTTCATTCGATGCCGCTGATTCTTCATAGGGATCATCTATATAACCCGTCACTCGATAAGTATATAGAGTACCGTCTTCGACATTATAATCATCCCAATAGGACGGTAAAGGATTAGGATATGTATCTTCAAGGACTTTAACCCATGCTCCGGCACCTATCTTTCGCTCGATGAAAACGCCATCGTAATTATCAGGGTAAGCTGGATTTATCCATTCGACCCTGATTCGATAAGGCCAATGAGTATAAGCGATAAGATCAGTTGGAGGGGATACGGCCATCAGACTACCTCTTTAACACTCAGCGCCCAATTACACCGATCCTTTATTGTCCCCCGCGCCTCGAATAACTCTATGTTCTGAACGTAATATGAACCGGAGTTGGGGTTGTCGTAGTCCTCACAGAATATAAACGCCTTCTCTATGCCGCACTCGTCCATTAGATCAAGAGCGTTTACTCTCGAGGCGACGTCAATGTTTTGGTAGTCGAAATAATATGTACTGAGGCGAGGCTTGCTTCCAGTGCCATAATAAGTCCTGGAGTCTGATTCCTCTCCCTCTGAAATCTCATCCATGCCATAGCCGTATTCAGAACCATGCTTTCTTGACGGCTCCCAATAGTTGCCGAGATAAATAGTAGCTACCTGGATATAACTATTTAAGTTTTCGGGATCTTTTATCCTAAATACTAAATAGCGCTTTGTCCGAGCCGCCGATAGGAAAAAATAAATATTATTTGCGTTATACGTGATCACATCTGATACAACATTGACCGTAAATGCTGCATCGTCAGCACCATAGAGGGTTATTACCGCAGACGAAGAGAGATTGTGGTTTAGAATAGCGATGAAATTATATTGATATGCCGTGAGGAGGTCCCTATAAAGATCCTCATAGGGCCAATGGATACGGCGATTATCTGAGGTGAATGTTGTTCCCGGTCCATTATTTGCGGTATCATCAAAGCCGAGTGTTGTCCCGGCGTGGGTATCTGTTCCATCTGAGCCATGAGTCCCGGTTTTCCAACGTAAGGTGAAATTACCGGTAGCGGAAATAGTGAACTTTGCCGCTGATTCAGAATAAGTAACCGTGTATACTTGTCCTCCTGCAGCATCCATGCGGACTTTGATTTCTGCCGCCAATGTCTGGCCATTATACCAGTCCTGCGTGAGCGTTGCTGTGAGTTCCCCGCCCCCCTCATCAAAATCAATATATAAATTCTCGGCGGATGCGGCGATTATAAACAACCCATTCCCCGATCCACTTCCATACCTCGACCGCCAAAACTGGCTCAGTGTATCCGTCTCTAGATCTACAGCCGGGAACTGAGGATGCTCAGATGTAACAGTACCCAAGTCCCCAATCTGCCACAAGTTACGGTATATGATTCGGTCCGTGTC